TCTAATGCGTAAAAATAACATCTACGCACACATAACGGACTTAACGCACGGTAACAAGAAAAAGAATGATCGTGTGATCTGGTCTTTACAAGGTCGTATGGAGCATGGTCGTATCACCTTTAACGAGGATGAGGACTGGGAAGAATTCTATGACCAGTTGATTATGTTCCCAACACAAGGAGTGCATGATGACTTGGTTGATGCTCTGTCTTATGTCGATCAGCTTGCTATCACTAGCTATCAGCAAGACTACGAAGACGATGAATACGAAACACTTGACATTATATCGGGGTACTAAATGAAACAAGGACTGTACGCAAACATTAACGCTAAGCGCAAGCGAATCGAAGCTGGCTCCGGTGAAAAGATGCGAAAGCCTGGAACCAAAGGTGCTCCGTCTGCTAAAGACTTCAAGGATGCAGCCAAGACTGCTAAGAAGGTTAAGAAAAGTGGCTACTGATTCTAGACTTACTCGTGCAGGCGTGGCAGGCTATAACAAGCCTAAGCGTACTCCTAACCATCCAACAAAAAGTCATGTTGTTGTCGCCAAGGAAGGTGATCAAGTAAAGACCATTCGTTTTGGACAACAGGGTGTGTCTGGATCGCCTGAGGGTTCTGCCCGTAACGAAGCATTCAAGGCTCGACATGCCAAGAACATTGCCAAAGGTAAGATGTCTGCTGCGTACTGGGCCAATCGTACGAAATGGGGTGGATAATGCCATTTCCTGTAGAACTTCCTGAAAATGTGTTTAAAAATACAGAAGGTCGTTGGGTACGCTTTTGTCCAAAATGTAAAGCAGAAGTAACCCATTTACGAAGAAATTATTGTATTGGCGCACATAATATTGAACAACCTTGTAAAAAGTGCAGCAACACTTCTAATAATCCTTCTGGAATGATTGGGGCTGTTCGTCTTTCATGGTATGAGGCATTTTTTAAAAGTGCTGTTTCAAGAGGTTATTCTTGGGAACTGACAGCCGAAGACATAAACGCCCTGTACGAAGAACAGGAAGGCTTGTGTGCTCTTTCTGGTCTTTCTATTGGATGGAGTAAAGTTGGATGGGATCACACGGCTTCTATTGATCGTATTGATAATGAACTTGGGTATTCAATTGACAATATTCAACTTGTTCATAAAAAAATAAACATGATGCGTGGCTCTTTAACTGTTGATGAGTTTAGGGAACTATGTGCTTCTGTGGCTAACAAGGTGAAATGGTAATGAAGTGTCCTATTGCAACTCAAGACATCCATGTCAATCTTAAGAACCGTGATCATGCTTTCAAAGAGTATGGCTACGGTCCTGCTAATCCTAAATTACCTAATGAAGCCTTTTGGAACGATAAAGCAAACGAATGGCAGACTGAAGTAAGACAAGCTAAGTCTATGCGCTGTGGTAACTGCGCTGCTTTCATTCAAACCCCTGAGATGCTGGAGTGCATCAAGTACGGGATTGATGAAGAAGAAGGCTATGCAGAAGATGTGATGAAAGCTGCTAACTTGGGCTACTGTGAACTGTTTGACTTCAAGTGTGCTGCTGACCGTACTTGCAGTGCTTGGCTTGTTGGAGGGCCGATTACTACTTCTAAAGTAGAGATTGATGATGATGCCCTCAACGATTCTACCGAGGAAATATAATGGAAGAAAACCACAATATTGAAATGGATCAGCCTTCCGAGAATGACAAGGAACTTGTTTCTTGGATTACTGATCACATTACTCGCTGGCGGGATCATCGTGATGCTAACTACATGGATAAGTGGTTAGAGTATGAGCGTATCTTTCGCGGGATTTGGGATGCAAATGACCGCAATCGTGATTCGGAACGCTCTCGCATCATTTCTCCAGCCACCCAACAAGCCGTAGAGACTCGCCATGCTGAGATCATGGAAGCCATCTTCGGTAACGGTGAATTCTTTGATATCGATGATGACATCCGTGATGTAGACGGTAATCCGATGGACATTGAAGCCCTCCGAGTGCAGTTGATGGAGGATTTCAAGAAGGATAAGATCAAGAAATCTGTCGATCAGATCGAACTGATGGCAGAAATCTATGGCACCGGCATCGGTGAAATCATCGTTAAGAGTGAAACTGAATACATTCCAGCCACTCAGCCTATTCCTGGGGTTGCTCAAGCTGCTGCAATCGGTGTCAATGAGACTGAACGAGTTGCAGTTAAGCTAAAACCAGTCAATCCTAAGAACTTTTTGATTGATCCTAACGCTGACAGTATTGATGATGCTATGGGCGTGGCGATTGAGAAGTATGTTTCTTTGCACAAGATCGTTGAAGGCATCGAAGCAGGCATCTATCGTAAGGTAGACATTCAGCCTGACAGCGAAGATACCGACTTAGAGCCCACCCAAGACCCGAAACAATTCCAAGATGACAAGGTTCGTCTGGTGACTTACTACGGTTTGGTGCCTCGTGAGTACCTGTCTGAGAACGAAGAAGCAGAATTTGAAGAATTATTCCCTGAGGATTCTCCTGGGGATCGGTATTCCAACCTTGTCGAAGCTATTGTCGTCATTGCGAACGATAGTTTGTTGCTTAAGGCTGAAGAAAACCCGTACATGATGAAGGATCGTCCTGTTATCGCCTATCAGGATGACACGGTTCCTGGTCGTTTTTGGGGTCGTGGAACGGTTGAGAAGGCTTACAACATGCAAAAGGCCATCGATGGTCAGTTGCGTGCTCATATGGACTCCTTGGCCCTTACAACGGCTCCTATGATGGCTATGGACGCTACCCGTTTGCCTCGTGGTGCCAAGTTTGAGGTTAAGCCAGGTAAGGCTATCCTAACCAACGGCAATCCCAACGAGATTCTGTTCCCGTTTAAGTTTGGACAGACCGATGGCAATGCAATGGTAATGTCTCAAAACTTTGAGCGCATGCTGTTACAAGCCACGGGTACGGTGGATAGTTCAGGAATGCCTAGCAATGTGCCTCGTGACGCTGGTGTCGGCGGCATGAGCATGGCTATGGCGGGAGTTATCAAGAAGTACAAGCGTACTCTAACCAACTTCCAAGAAGATTTTATGATTCCGTTCATCGAAAAGGCTGCATTCCGTTATATGCAGTTTGATCCTGAGCGTTATCCGTCTGTTGACATGAACTTTGTGCCTACCGCTGCTCTTGGCGTGCTGGCTCGTGAGTTTGAACAGCAACAGATGATTGGTTTGTTACAGACTTTAGGCCCGAATACGCCTGTTCTGCCTCTGATTCTCAAGGGAATTATGCAAAACAGTAGCCTTACGAACCGTGCAGAGCTTATGCAGGCACTGGATCAGATGTCTCAGCCCTCTCCTGAGGCTGCACAGGCTCAGATGCAGCAGCAACAGGCTCAGATGGCTCTTCTGGAGGCTCAAGTGGCTGAGTTGCAGGCTAAGGCCCAGCGTGAGCAAGCAGAGGCTGCTAAGGCCGTTGCAGAGGCTCAGGCAACACCTCAGTTGACGCAGGCTAAGCTTGTAGCTGCTTTAACAAACAATCTGAATGAGGATAACGAGTCTAAGGACTTTGAGCGCCGTGTGCGTTTAGCTGAGATTGCCTTGAAGGAAAAGGACATTGACAGCAACGAACGCATTGCCATGACCCAAATGATGCGAAAACAGTAAAAAAGCCCTCCGAAGAGGGCCTAGTTATCGACTGTAGAACTGTGCTATTTTAAGGTGTTCTTCTGGGGTGCCATCGTTTTTAATGCGATTGGCTCTCCAGGAGACAATAATGACATTTCCAGATACATAGCCTTTAGATGCATCAATACGATCAAAAGAAGGGCTGTTTTCTAATCTTTCTCCTTCAGCAAAATAGTTGATGGTAAGGCCAAGAACTGGACATACTTGTGGAAACTCCAGTTCTCCAAATGGAACAGTAAATTCAATGCCTCGGCTTTTTGCATTCGCTTTTTTACTGCGGAATTTTTCTCTCATTGCCTTGTAAATATCACTTTTTCTCCATTCATAATCATCCCACTTTGGTCCCCACTTTTTTATCATCTCTTTTTGCTTGACTTCCTCCATCTTTTTTTGACGAATACGCATAGAGTCTATACCCCATTTTTCTGCAATCTGTTTAATTCGTTGTTTTGAGACAACATTATTAAAATATTCAGCGCATTGGGTATATCCACATCCCTTCTCAAGCATTTGACGAAGGTCTTTTAAGTTTTCTTTTGTTAACTTGTTGCGAACTGTCATAAAGGCTCCTTAACATTGTTGAGGAACTATTGTATCACAGCCCCCTCCCCAAGTCAAGCAGAATTTGCTATAATAACTGTATAGACACTAAAGTGTCTCTTTTTTACAACACTAAAGGACTCCAATGGAACAATCCTTGCAGCATTACTATGAGGAACAATTCTCATTATTCTCCCAGCAAGGCTGGAAAGACCTCACAGAAGACTTACAAAAGTTAAGAGACAGTATCGATGACTTGTCGGCTGTAAAAGACTCCAATGATCTATGGTATCGCAAGGGGCAGTTAGACATTCTTGATCTGATCATTGACCGTAAGAAAATGTGTGAGAAAGTCTTTGAGGAATTGCAAAATGCGGAGAATATTTGAATTTGCTTGCCCTTGTGGGCAGGTGTTTGAGAAGTATGTGGACGATTCTGTACGCTCTGTGGGCTGCTCATGTGGCATTCAAGCAGAGCGTATCATGTCTGCTACTAACTTCAAACTGGAAGGCATCACTGGTGACTTCCCTGGTGCGTACTCCCGTTGGGAGCGTGTGCGTGCCGAAAAGATGAAAGAAGAACGCAAGAAGGCCGCTTCTCATGGGGAGTAAGCGGAAACCTAAATGCAATAATGTCCTAAAACCCAAAAGGGCAGGATGAAAGGTTTGGTATGGCTCTAATTGACAATGAAGAACTGAATCAGGGCAGTGAACTGGAAGCAGTTGAACAACAAGAGGCAGCTAAGGCTGCTGAACCGGAAGCTCCTAAAGTCCCCAGTAAATACCAGGGCAAGACTTTAGAAGAAATTGTGCAGATGCACCAAGAAGCTGAAAGGCTCATTGGTCGTCAAGCACAAGAGGTTGGTGAAGTTCGCAAACTTGCAGATGAACTACTGAAACAACAACTCTCTCAAAAGAAAGAAGCGCCACCGCAAGTTGAAAATGAATTAGACTTCTTTGAAGACCCTAAGACCGCTGTTCAGAAGGCTGTTGCTAATCACCCCGATGTAGTTGCTGCAAAGCAAGCTGCACGACAGATGCAACAGTTACAGACGCAAGCTGCTCTGGCTAAGAAGCATCCTGACTTTGCTCAGGTTGTTCAAGACCCAGAGTTTGTTAACTGGATCAAAGCCTCACCGATGCGTATTAACATGTACGCACTGGCTGATGCCCAGTATGACTTCAATGCTGCTGATGAACTTATTTCTACATTCAAACAGATTCGTGGTGCTAGGACGAATGAGACTGTCTCAACCGGACAGCAAGTTCGTGCTAAAGACATGAAAGCTGCTAGTGTAGATGTAGGTGGTACTGGTGAGTCATCAAAGAAAGTCTATCGCCGTGCCGACCTTATCCGGCTGAAAATGACTGACCCCAATCGTTACGAAGCCTTACAACCTGAAATAATGGCTGCGTATGCGGAGGGGCGTGTAAAATAACTTTTGATTTTAGGAGATTAATATGCCTTTAGGTACCGATCAAGTCACCGTAACCACCGCTGCGAATTTTATTCCCGAAATTTGGAGCGATGAAATTGTTGCGGCTTACAAGCGCAGCTTAGTTGCTGCTAACCTCATCAAGAAGATGAACTTCAAGGGCAAGAAGGGTGACACCGTTCACATTCCTGCTCCGACCCGTGGTTCTGCTTCTGCCAAGGCCGCTAACAGCCAAGTTACGCTGATTGCTGCTACGGAAGGTGAGCGTCAGATTTCCATTAACCAACACTGGGAATACTCGCGCCTGATCGAAGACATCGTGGAAGCTCAAGCCCTGTCGAGCCTGCGTCAGTTCTACACGGACGATGCTGGTTACGCTCTGGGTCTGCAAGTGGACACGAGCATCATCCGTCTGGGCCGTGGTGTTCAGGGCGGTGGTGGAACCAATGCTTATAGCGGTGCTTTCTCTGGCGCTGATGGTACCACCGCTTATGTGGCTGGTGCTAACACTGGTCTTGGTGCTCTGACCGATGCGGCTATCCGCCGTTCGATCCAGCGTCTGGACGACCAGGATGTGCCGATGGACAATCGCTTCCTGATTGTTCCCCCGTCTACCCGTAACACCCTGATGGGCATTGCTCGTTTTACCGAGCAGGCTTTCGTGGGTGAAGCTGGTGGTTCTAACACCATCCGTAACGGCGAAATCGGTAATGTGTATGGTATCCCCGTGTTCGTGACCAGCAATGCTGACACGACCTCTGGTACGACTGCTTGCCGTATCTGCTTACTGGCTCACCGTGACTTCGGCGTGCTCGTGGAGCAGGTTGGTGTCCGTACGCAAACCCAGTACAAGCAAGAGTACCTGGGTACGTTGTTCACCGCCGATGTGCTGTATGGCGTTGGCGAACTGCGCGATGGCGCTGCTGTTGCTCTGGCTGTTCCGGCCTAAGTAACTTAAGAGGCTGGCCCTTCGGGGCTGGCCTTTTTCATACTGTACGAGTTACATTATGAGAAAGGTTTGATATGAAATTCATGTGTAAATATTCTGGTTTAGTCTATTCCTTTTCAATGGAACATGACATTAAGGCAATGCTGACGCATCCTGACTACATGCAAGTTGACGAAGAAGAAGTTAAAGAAGAAGTTGCTTCTGAGCCTGCTAAGCGTGGTCGTCCTGCTAAGAAAGACGCTGAAGAATGAGAGAAATATCCGTAGGTAACAACCTAACAGCCGCTACTAAGACTACTGTTTACACTGTTCCTACGGGTTACTATGCTCGGTGGAATCTTTGTTATGTTGTCAACTATTCTGGAAACAATAAAACTGTAACAGTAAAATGGTATGATAAAAGCACTAACACTGAGTATTTTATTTTAGATTCTTATGTATTATCGCATACATCTTATGTAAGATTTGATGGTGGTGCTTATGTTGTTTTAGAAGAAGGCGATCAAGTCTATATAACAACGGAAGCAGGCTCAACAATGAGTTCTACTAACACTTTTGAATTGTATAGGAAACCATAATGGCTATTCAGGATTATATTCAGCAAGCTGTCGATTTTCTTAATTCTCCAGAAAATCTTATGATGGCGGAAGCTGCTGCAACTATGCAGCAGGTTAAACTTCCTGATGGCCGAACTATTAATGTGTATCCTGATGGAACAGCACAAGAATTTACATCAGATGGTCGTGTAAAGGTTTATAACCAATCCGGAGATGTAATTCTTAATCAAACTCAAGAAGAGTATGCTCAGCCGGGTTACTTAAGTCCTGTAGTAAATGCTTTGATGGCGGCTGCTGGTGGTGCTATCCTTGGCCCCGGCTTTGCAAATAGTCTTGGATTTAGTGCTCCTGTTGCTGCCGCAGGCGGGGCAGGCGGTACAACCCTATTCCGTGGCGGTTCTATAGAAGATGCTTTAAAAGCTGCTGCACTTGCAGGCGTAACTGCTTATGGTATCGAAGGATTGATGGGTGGAGGTACAGGTACTGAAACTGTTGGAGCAGAAGAACTAAATGTTTATGACGATATTCGTCAATTAAAAGCCGAAGGAATTTCAGATTCTCAAATTGCTAATATTCTTGAGCTTTCCTACAATATAAGTCCTACTTTTGCAGCCAGTGCTATTAATCAAGTAGCAGCTTCTACAGCAGCACCAGCAGCTACGGAGACTGTGACATTAGCCGGTGAACGTTTATTTAATCCTACTACGCTTGCAGCCCCCGTTACAACCGCACTTGCTCCAGGTTTTGTTGCTGAGCCTGTGATGGTTCAAGGACAGAACCTTCCACAAAATCAAGTTACAGTAGAAGACCTATTAGCTGCTTTAACTCCGGCATTAACTGCTCAGTTACCAACAGTTACTGGCGGTACACAGTCTGTAGAGGTTCCTGGCTCTAGGGCTACAACTACTACAGAAAATATTATTAGCAGTTTAGTTCCTGCACTAACAACTGCTGCTGTACCCCCTGCTGCTCAAGAAGTTACACAACCTACTGGCACACAGCAAGTAGAAGTAACCACACAAAGAGATCAGTCTTTACTGCCTTACATTACGCCTCCTGTTATTGCAGCTATTCCTGCACTGCCTACGGCACTGACTACTGAACTGCCTAAACCCACTCAGCCTACACAAAAGGCTGATGA